CAACCACTCGATTGGGCAACTGGGCACAGCCTCTCTCGAGACTGCCAGAACCATCTAGTTTCCACTAGATGCAGTCACTTGCAGTTTCCAGTGATGCCGCACTTGGGTTACCCCACTCCGTGCAGCCAAGGCGCTTTAAAGCGAACCTTGGTTGCACCGGAACGTTCCAAACCGTACGTTCCGGGGATAGAATTCCACGGAGAAGGGAGGAATCCCGCGCCAGTTGTAAAGAAAGCTTGAAGCTTTCTTTCCAGGTCAGAGACAGTTGGCCCGTACCCTTTGACAGGTACAAAAGGGGCCTTCTGCACTTTGGATGAAAAAGCTTTACACGCACGTCTGATAGACGGGGTGTGGCTTTGAAGCTCTTCCACTGGAGTCCTAAAATAGAACTCCACTGACCTCAGCTGGGATACTGCCTTTTGGTGACCTTCTTTAAGGGACACCCGCAGCATCGCAGCGTCGTCCAACGGACAGTCGCTCAAGAGGGCCTCGTTACGAGCAAGAAATCTTTCTTGCTCGGCGAGTACCGACTTGACCCAGGAGGCGGCACAGCGGTCTAAAAGACCAACCTTGCCACCAATTCCTGGTGCCAACCCAAGACCCACCACTAGCGTTTCTAATGGTGCGGCCGAAAGGTAGGACAGCCACTGTCTGTGGTACAGCAAACTTGCCTTGGGCCAGAGGGGAACACCCACTCCGCCCCAAGACTCCGGAGCTGATACCGGAAGTCCCAAGCGCCGCGCAAGTGCCCAATTATAATAATAAGGGGACAACTTGAGCATTGCCTTCGGCATAGCCAACCTGGGAATCGTTGGGTCTCCTACAATGGAGCTGTACTGGGAAACCCAGTCCACATTACCCTTCGACCCCCCAGGAGGCGCGACCAGAATACTGGTAGGCCATGTCTTTTCCTCCACTCCATTGGTCAGCGGTATTTCCGCGATCAAAGCACGAGTGGGGTGCCAAAAACACTTTGGCACAGACAATAGGCCTCCTAATTCTTGTATCTTTTCGTGATACAAGGTTCGCCGGTGTAAGGACCAACGTGGCAATGCCGCGTCGTCGCCTACACCGACCAGTACTGCGTCGGTTTTGTCCAAACCACGGTGCCAACGACGCCGTTCACACGGCTCGTACGGCAGCTCCCGCAAGACCTCCTCCGCTGAGCAGAGGGAGACGAGCATAAGAGCTGGGAAAGATGTGGGATCACCCATCATCTGGCCCGTCGTGGTGAGAACACCATCCTCACCGTTGAGGGATGCAAGCCAGTCCTCCCATTTGGAAAGGACCTGGGCCGCATGCCCCATCCGGACCCCAAGCTTTCTAGGCATGGGGTTGCACTCGTCACATAAAAGCGGTGCATGAGGGAAAAGGTTGGGTGTGCCATGCGGCGTGAACTCATAGTCCGCAGCATTGCCCCTTAAAAGTTTCTTAGGTCCAAACAGCTTGGAAAACCAACGCCTGTAAGGACCAAGGACGGACGGATATTTATCCGCCAGTTCTTCATAGAAACCCCGAGTTAACCACTCGGCATGGTAATCTGTCGCGGCGGTGCAGTCCTGGGATTCCCAGGGACCGGACTCACCGCGCAGATCTATCCATGAAGAAGGGGGGCCACCCAGAGCCCTCGAGAATCGGGGGTCCCTGATCATTACATAATCAGCGACCCTCCGTAAGATCTGTTGCACCAGGTTAACCGCTGTTAAAGAACACGTGGGATACCTGGTCTTCAGACCTTTCTCCTCAGCCTGTATAGGGAGTACAGGTACGTAATCGAGATTCTCCATTACGTACTCAACTGCAATCCTTAAATAGGCTTGAAATCGCTTTCCAATACCCGGAAGCTCCTCCTCAAGGAGGTGCCAGGGTTTTTGGAAGAACCTTTCGACCGAGAGATGACCCATGCTCTTAAAGCTTTGGGATAACATCTCAAGCCAAGAACCGTCTGGATCACTATCCAGAGGGGCGGCGTCAGAATCGAATGGCGATTCAAGCGATTGTTTCCTTTTTAGGGCGTAGCCCAGCAGGATAAGGTCCTGGACCCCTGCAACATGGCCACCGGCCCGCCTTGGATAACCAAGAGCGGCATTACCGGATGGCATGGTGTACAGTTCAGTTGGGTCCTTAAAAGGACCCCACCTGCGGACGTACGCCTTAAGGAAAGGCCTCCAGTACCCGGGCTCATCCTTGGGTTTAGAAGTTAGTCTAGCTTCTAAATCAAGGAGACCCCGAGGATCTGGGGGCGCGGGGGGGAGGGCGCGAGCCGCATATGAAGCGAGCATCGCAACCCTCTTCTCCCCGAACACAAGAAGCCGGCCCTGGGGCCTTGGACCACCAAAGTACCAAGACCTGCAAGCCTGAGCACTCAGCTTAAGGCGCTGGGCGGCTTCAAGAGGGTGGTATATGAGCTGGGACCGGAACCGATTGACCCCCTGCAATGCACGGGAGTTCAACAGCCTGGTCACACCATACTTCTTATACCACCACGCCCTCTCCTGTTGATAACAAAGGAGACAGGCGTCCCAGGTTGCTCTCATAAATGAGAGCACCTCCTTGTTCTTGCGAAAACGCTTGAACTCGGGAGTTTGCCTCACATGAGCCGGAGCATCCGCTGCCGCTCGTATGATATCCTCCGCCCACATGGCGTAGAATTCGTGGTGAGACATACCTGGAAGGGGCTTTGGCGGTACTATATTTAGTAGCGCCTTACCCGAACCTATTAGTTCTGCTCCCGCAAACCGGAAGTGCGAGCATAAAGCAAGCACCTCCACCGGGTAGCAGAATAGAGGCTTTAAACGCCCGTGGTCTGTTAAACCACGGTGGGTCTTATAGTAATCCCGTAACAACGGGATACCCTGACCAAAAGCCATCTCTAAAGGCTCTTTTGCCTCTCGCCCACGGGATTTTGAACCTGTGTGCGAGGACTCGGTTGCCAAAGACACTTTAACGAAGTGCTTTGGCTTACGCCGATTCCCCCTCTTACGAGAGGGAGGAAGGGACTCTGTTGAGAGTCCAGGAGGTTTTACAACTTCCATGATACTACGGGAATTTCCTGTAGTCG